ACAGACAGGTTGTTGACGAAGGTTGTTTCGCTGTTCTGCGTGTAATCCTGAATTGCCTGCTTAAGGGTTGTAAACGTCCATGCCATTACGTTGTCACCGTTACATTGCCTATTTGGCCTTCAATATCTAAACCAACAGTTCTGCTGCCTAGAGCGGTGACACCACCACCTACGGGGTCAAAGGCGAAAAACTTTCTGCTTTGTTCTAGAGACCGATCTGGTCTTGGGTTTCTTAACGCCTGCGGATCATCTACCCTGACCCGGCCTAGCTGTAACTGAGGCTGATCAGGATCTACAACGTCTTTACCAACTAGCAAGCCAGTCGGTCTTTGATTCACGATCTGTGGAACAAGATCTTTCTTGGGATATCTAAACCCCGTCCTATCGCAATATCCAAATGCATACTTGCCGCTTGCATAACTCAAAATTGATACCCTCCCGGCACAACAAACAAAGAAGCTTTTTCTCTTGCTGCATCAGAAGCAAGATTCCATTGCTCTTCGTACTCGCCTTTAAGCAGCGTAGATCTGGCTGCCGCTTCTGGGTATTTTACAGACAGACTGTACGCAAGCCCAGAAACTAAACACGGCAAGTACCTAGCAGGTATATCCATGTTGTTGCTTGCTGGCTTGCCAGAATCTTCAATTCTTTCCATGTAGTAGTAGCCAAACGTGTAAGTCTCTTGGCTATCCGGGACCGGCCACAGGTTTACGACGATCCCTGTCGGAGTCCTTTCAACGTAATACTCTAATGGCTTCGATTCGGTAAGTTTGTTTGACAGGTGGGCGTACTGACTAATAGATATCCGAGTCATGCTTTGGTCAAACTGACTATCTGTGTCTCCTGCATCTGTGCGGAGAAACGCCTCTACAATGTCAAATATTTTGCCGTCTAAAGTGTACGAGCCCGTGCCAGAGGTCAAAGCCTGTGTGCCGAACTTAACGGTCCACAGGTTCAACCCACGGTTTTGCCACTCAAGCATAAGCAGATCAATGCTTCTCCTAGCGGTTTTATAGTCATACCCACTACGAAGCTCTAAGCCAGCCCTCTCGAAAGCTTCTTCGATGGCCTCGCCCAGATCTAAGTTAAATGCGAATGTCCCGCTAGTGGCCATCTACTTCTTCCTCTTCTTGGAAAGACCCGCTTCAGATAAAGCTATTGCTATTGCCTGCTTTCTTTTCTTAACCTTCTTCCCCGAACCCCCAGACTTAAGCTTGCCTTTCTTAAACTCCTTCATAACTTTGGAGACTTTGGCTTGCTTTTTCTTTTTGCTACTGGGGGCGTTTTGAATTTGTTTGCCCGTCTGGGCGCGACTAATGGTCATTAGCCTTTACCAAACTTCTGCTTTTGACCTTTGGGAGGACTCTTCTTACTACCACCCTTGCCGGACCAAAAAACTTTATTAGCCCAATAGGCCGCTGAGGTCTTACCCTTTTTTATATTCTTTCCGTGGCGAGCCTTGAAGCTCTTGCGAGCTTCTGCTGAATAGTTATGCCCCATCTTCTGATCACCAAACCTGATGATCTTCATCTTTTTCCCATCCCTTACTGCAACAACTGCTTTCTTTGTGGGATGCTTGGGGGTTCTTTTGGGTTTATTTAATCCAGACAGACCAACCTTTTTAAGCCTATTCTTTTCAGCATCAGTCAAGCTCATTTACGATGCCTCGCTGTCTTCTTTGCTATCTTCTTAGGTTGCTTAGAATGCTGCTTACCTTTCTTGGTATCAGCCCTTTTCTTCCTAGACGTAGCTGCATACTCTTTATCGCTGAGAGCCTCTCTTGCTTTTTTAGGCAAATACCTTTCGCCAGTGGCCTTCTTGCCTTGCGTAGAGGGTTTACCAGACTTGGTCCCCCACTCCTGCTTGGTCCACTTCTTAAGAGACTTCTGCGACTTCTTGAGGGCCATTAATCTCGATAGCCCCCGCCAGAATCTTTGTACTTTTTAGCCAGCATCTGCGCTTTACGCGCAGACCACTGACCGGGCTTACCGCCCTTGCCCCCAGCCTTGATTTGATTAAACAGCCTTTTACGCAAAGCAGGCTTTGTATAATTGCCAGCCTTGTTAACTGTTGACTTCTTTTTCTTAGCCGGGGCTTTTTTCTTTGCTGCCATTATGCGTAACTCTTGGATACTTGAATGACAATGTTGTAAACGTCACCACTCGAATGACCAACCGTTGTAAAAGCAATATCCCCAGTTTTACCGGAACCCGAATTATTAGGGATGCCGGTAAAATCTGAGAAGTCTAACGTATCAGTCCAGTCCGCATTGAGCTGCCAAGCAAGCACATCGGTAGTTGCATCAAAAAATATCTTCACACCCATACCAATAGTGGTGTAGTAGATCTTTTGAATTGTTACCGACGAACATGCCGCGTTCGTCATGGGGTCTGGAGCTAAAGACGAGACGTCAATCTTAACAACAGCCGATTCACCAGTGCCATCAGAGACATTGGTAAAACGAAAGATTGCCGTCTTACCATCGTCCTGAATTGTTTGTGTAGCTACTGCATCAGCCATGAACGCCTCCTATTACTGATCAGCAAAGGCAGGAGCAGTTGCGCTAGTGACAGTGCCAAAGATCTGATAGTTAGTTGTGTTAAGCCCAACGATTGTTACATCAAAGCCAGCAGGCACGTTAAGTTGAATGCTGCTATTTGAGTTACCATCAGAAAACACCGCGCTAACTTCGTTGTCAGTATCGAGGAAGGTTACGCCGCCAATGTAATAGTTGGTGTTACCGGGAGTAACAATAATAGCGTCCGTGGCATCAGCCGCCCCACCAGCATAAACAAACCTGAACACAGAACCAGCTATTGGCGCTGGCAACGTGTAAGTATTGTCTTGAGTGCCATCTGGAACAAGAAGGATTCGACCACTGTGTGTGGCGTTAGTTAGCGTGACATCTGAGTCAGCAAGGCTAACGGGGCCATCACCAAGCGTTGCGACTTCAGTAATTGCGCCAGTAGTGCTGTTCTTGCTAACTGTCTTAAATGTGCTTTCGGAGCGGACTGCTCCTGAAAAAGTAGTATTAGCCATTGGGTTCTCCTGTCTTGGCTAGTGTCAGTGTTCCACGTGGAACATCTGTCAGGAAAAAATATTACAACAAAAAGGGGGCTTGCGCCCCCCTTAGGTTTAGCTAGATCCGGGCGATCCGTAAATGCCCAGCGGATCAGATACACCGAAGCTGTAACGCTCACGCGCCTTATAGCGCACGTTACCAGTGTCGAAGTCTCCGTCCATCGAGGTCTCCAGTGCGGTTCTCTCGAAATGCTTCATACCATTAGGTACATCAGTAATGATGAAGAAAGCATTGCTATCGGTCAGATAGTGGTTAACGCTGTAACCTTCAGGGATTGCACCCATGTTACGAATAGCGTTGATGTCGTTATCTGCCGTTCCAACTCGCTGAGTTGTTTCTAGCAGACGATCTGCCGTAAACATCAAAGCGGGTGGTACAACCAAACGACGAGGACGCGCAGCAATCAACAGACCACGCTCGTCAGTGAAGGCAGCGATATCAATAATCGCATTTTCCAGAGACGTTTCGTTGAGGTCAGCAGCCGTCACAGGACGGTTGTTGTTCTTGCCGCCGTTAACCAAGGGGTGACCATCACCACCAGTTACGCCGTCACCAGATGCAGTGAACAGGTTTACACCGTCACCAGACTGGTAGCTATTGGAGAAACCATTGTTAAGCGGGAAGACCGCTTTAACCTGCTTGGTGTACGCCATAGCGCGAGCGAGAGCTTTGGTATAACGAGCCGACAATGAGTCGTACAAGTTATCTTCCATTGCTTCCTCGGTAATGGCGAAGCCCATAGCGATGGTTTCGTGGTTGTAACGAGCCGTGAAAGATTCCTGTGCAGAGTCATAACTGATGGCAGCGCCTTCAGCTTTAACAGGTGCAGCAGCGAACCCAGACAGCTTCACTTCTTCTTCAAAAGAACGATCAGAACTTTCAGTCTCATAAATGAGAGTGTGCTCGTCTTCGTACTTCTCATACTCCAAACCGAACAGAGCATTCAGCCCCGGCAGGAGTTCTTTTAGCATTTGCGCTCTTGAAATTGCCATTGCTCAAATCTCCTTAGATGCCGGTAGTGTTGTCGTACTGATGCCCCACATTGAACTTCATAATGATGTCCGTGAAAGCATCCCCCACTGCGCTGGTTGGTCCGTCAACAAAGTCAACAATGCGGAAAGGCAGTGTTGCAGTTGTTGCTGCGGTGCTTTGGTCAGCAGCGTTCTTGCTTCGACCAATGCTTGTTGAACCAGCCGTGTAGGCTACGTCAATGTTATTCCCAAGGTTTGTCTGGGCCAAAGACCCGTCCGCTTGCATGCGGAACAATACATTGGGATCGTCTACGACATACGCCATAATATCGCTCGCAGCAGTAGATGCTGGGAAATATTGAGAGAATGTCTTCTGGTTGGTGTTGGGATCTGTGTAAGAGACACCGACAAAAATACCAACGAATGCAGGCGTACCTGCTGCGTCAGTTGTCGTTTCCTTTTCAAGAGTCCCTGCTGCTACTAACTTTACGAAGTCGCCGTAAAAGATAGCTGTGCCGTACCCACTTGCTATTTTGATGTGCCGAACTTTTCCAGTGAAAGAGCCACTAGCACTCAGCGTATCAGTAGGTTCCGCACCCATTGGGGTTGCAGATGTAGCCATTATTGGCCTCCTTGATAACTAGAAGCCAACTCTTTCGAGTTTAACTTCTGCCAAATGTTGTTCTCGTATTTCGCTCAGGTTTCATAAGCGGCATACGAGGGTCATTTTCACGCATAAAGTTATTGTCAACGGATTCCATCTGATTCGCAGCAACATTTTCAAAGTGATTGGTTCGTGACTTGATCTTCTCCTCAGGAGCTTTACAAAGTAACAAACCGCCAACTTCGACGTTGCCTTGAAACCTAGAATTGTAATCTGACTGAATCTCTAGCTCAGGGTGATCCTCAGCCTTTACGGGCTGCCATCCTTCCCTGAA